CTCCATGCGCTCGCCCTCTAGCTTCACCAGCTCCATCTCCATCCCGAACAGCCGTGCCGCCTCAGACGGATGAACACCCAGGACTGCCGCAACGGCCCAAATCCCGATGTTCCCCGCCGTCCCCAGTATGGACGTCGTCTTGGCCCCAGAAACCACAGACGACCCGATGTCGTACTCGACGCCTGAGGCGGTGGTGGCCCGCGCATTTAACTGCTTGGCCATCTCATCCGCCCACACCCGCCCGTCCTCCGCTTCAAACCCGCGCTTACCCATCTCGACCACCATCTCAACCAACGCCTGTGCGAATGACCCGTCCAGCCGCCGAAAGTCGCCCTTGTAATACGCGACCTCGCGTCAATGCGGAGCTTGGCGATGCTGTCGTCGCCGAACACCACGAAGCCGCACTTCGTGAACTCAGCGAAAGTCATCTTGCGTCCCACCTCAATTGGTGGCAACGTAAGCAGCTGGCGCAGACGCTGCCCCACCCCACCGTGGTTCAGTCCAATCAGCACCTGCCGTCTGCGCTGCATCTCGACTAGGAGTGCAGGGGTAAACTGGCCCAGGACCACCGCGTGGGCGGGCGACACGTCAGAAATATTGCGCGGATCGGTTACCTTGGGGTAAACCTCCGCCTTCTGGAACGGTGACACCTTGAACGCGGCGTCTTCAACGCCAGTGTGCGCGGCCTGCAGCCACTTCATGCGCTGTTGCGGGGTCTTGGCATCGCGAATCAGGACGTCCACGTCCTTCCGCACAAGACTCTGAAGCTTCTGAACCAGGTAACGCACTACACTGTTCAGCACACCCTTGACATCCTTAGAAATGGCGACGTTGAGGTTCGCCACTTGCTCGATCCGTCCAGCAACGCACTGCTCGTCGCACTCACGCCCGAAGCACGGGGCCGCACCACCCGCGACTAGCACGGGGGCCGCCTGCTCGTAGCGTGGCACGCTCTCGGGGTAACCACCATGCCGCACGGGCACGTAGTTCACCGCCGCGAAGTGCGAGTCCTTCACGACCCGCAGGTACTCCATCAGCAAGTCGACCTCACGTGGGTCCAACTCCTGCATGACCGTCTTGTAAGTCCGCAGCCAGGTGATAACCTGGGCCTTCAGCACCTTCTCCGTCAGCACGTTTGTGCACTGGCCCACAAACCGCTCCAGCACATCAGCAGGGTACACTCCGGACCAAGGCACGGTTGACCGCGTGAGCTTGACAGCGACCCAGTCGCGTCCGTTCTCACGGTACCTCCGCACAAGGAACCTTCCCTCCTCGCTGA